TATCGATATTAACTACTACTCAACCGAAAAAGGTAGAAAAGGTGGTTTAGAACAAAGAGCAATCGGTATCGGAACTCAAGGATTGGCGGATGTGTTTTACTTAATGGATTATGTTTTCACTTCTGATGAGGCAAAGAAATTAAATAAAGATATCTTTGAAACTATCTATTTCGGAGCGATTTTCGAATCAAATAACTTGTGTAAGACAGGAGAATACAAACCATACGACTTCTTTAATGGGTCACCTATGTCACAAGGAATATTCCAATTTGATATGTGGGGATTGAATGAAAGTGATTTATCAGGAATGTGGGATTGGAACTCACTTAAAGAAAGTGTTAAGTCATACGGGGTTTGTAATTCACTATCAACCGCACAGATGCCGGTAGCATCATCGGCAAAAATCACAGGGTCTTACGAAATGACAGAACCAGCACACTCGGCCTTATTTAATAGACGAGTTGTAGGTGGAGAAATTATGATTGTGAATAAGTATCTAATTAACGACTTTGAAAAAATAGGTATTTGGAGTGAACAAGTGAAAAATGAAATCATTATGAGCGAGGGATCCATCCAAACAATTAATTTTAATAAGTATTTGGATTCCGAAGATAAATCATATACCAAGAAAGTTAAAAGAATTGAACATCTTTTGAAAAAATATAAAACGATTTGGGAAATTTCGCAAAAGGAATTAATTGATATGGCCTCAGATAGAGCACCATTTATCGATCAATCCCAATCTATGAATATCTATTTGGCTAATCCAACCGTATCAAAAATAACATCTTCACACTTCAAGGCTTGGGAGAACGGATTAAAAACATTATGTTATTATGTAAGAACCAAGGCTATATCCACAGGAGCAAAACACTTGGCGGTGGATATCAGTAAAGAAGAAAAACCCCAACCATTACCGGAGGTTGATTACAGTAAAATGAATTTACCACCGAGACCCGACAGTAGTTTGGTCGAATGTTTTGGATGTTCAGCATAACATAAATCCCGAGAAATCGGGATTTTTTTTGCTTTGATGTATTTATACTGAAATGGCAACGCTTAACGAAAACATAAAGAGTTTTAAATGCTTAATCAGAGTTTCCCACTTCACCAAAAATGAAAAAGACCGAGATAAGTTTCACGATTGTTACGCTTTTGCAATACAATCAATATCAGGTAAAATTCTAACATTCCATGTAATGACGGACTATGGTATGTTAAGATCAAGAGTACCGTTGTCTGAAATTTTTTTAAAAGAACCAATTAACGATATCCCATTTCATTTTAAACAACTATGGGATTGTTTTTCTGAGAATGTAAGTGTAACTGAATATGAATTTTTAAAAGGTAAAAGGGCTGAGGTTGTATTAAAAGATAAGTCGAAAGTATGGGTAACGTACATGATGACAATAGATTGGTTTAATAACTCATATAGTGACGAACCATCCGATTATAAATGTGGCCATTTATTAGTTTCGGATGATGGGTATTTACTTTTACAACCAAATAACAGAATCTTTTGGAAAGACCCAAATTGGGTGACAAATAAATTTCCTTTGGAATTGAAAGAAATAAAGGTGGATACTTCTTTGATTTCTGTTGAAACAAGTTCAGACAGGTGGGTATCGGAAAATGGGAATGGTTATTATTATGACATTAATGAACACAAAATTTAATGTATTATATTTATAAGTATGGCAAACGGAATAACATACGGAATTAATTTCCCATTTAGAGATTCTTTTGATGGTAGGTATTTGGATTTATCAGACACCCCCGATGAGGAGATTAGAACCGATTTAATACATCTTTTATTAACAAGAAAAGGGACTAGATATTTTTTACCTGATTTTGGAACAAGACTATTGGAATATATTTTTGAACCGTTGGATGGTCCGTCATTCGCAGAAATTGAATCTGAGATTGCGGATTCCGTTAAAAAATATATACCAAACTTAAATATTACTAAAATTAGGGTATATGATGCCTCAACCGAAGATGAAACAGTGACGGTTACCGCAACGGGAGACGACAGAGTTTATAGAGTACCAGGAATTGGAACAAAAGAACATACCGCGAAAGTGAGAATTGATTATATAGTAACATCAAACGCTTTTCAATCTAGTGATTTTGTAATTATTAATATTTAAAATATATGGCGAATAAAAAAATATCTTATACGGTTAGGGATTTCCAATCAATAAGAACTGAATTAATTAATTTTGTAAAAACTTACTACCCCGATTTACTTAGTAACGTTAACGACGCTTCGGTATTTTCGGTATTATTGGACCTAAACGCTGCGGTATCAGATAACCTACAATTTAATATTGATAGAAGTATTCAAGAAACCGTATTACAATACGCACAACAAAGATCTTCAATATATAATATCGCAAGAACATACGGTTTAAAAATACCCGGACAAAGACCTTCTGTTGCGTCAATCGATTTCTCAATAACAGTACCGGCCTTTGGAGACAGTGAGGATTTAAGATATTGTGGTATTTTAAGGAGAGGGTCGCAATGCGTAGGTGCGGGTCAAATATTTGAAACGGTGTATGATATAGACTTTTCATCACCCTTTAATAATGAAGGTTTCCCAAATAGAACCAAAGTACCCAATTTTGACGCTAATGGTAAAATCCTAAACTATACAGTAACTAAAAGAGAGACCGTAGTTAATGGTGTTACAAAAGTATTTAAAAGAAGTATTTTACCAAATGATGTTGTCCCATTTTTTGAACTTTTTTTACCTGAAAAAAATGTATTAGGTGTAACTAGTGTTTTATTAAAAGATGGAACGGAATATGCAAACGTACCATCGGACCAAGAATTTTTAGGAACAAATAATAAATGGTATGAAGTTGATGCATTAATTCAAGACAAAGTCTTTATTGAGGATACAACTAAGGTTAGTGATAAGCCGGGGATTAAAGTAGGTAAATATATTTCAACAAGTAATAAATTCATTACAGAATTCACACCTGAAGGTTTTTTTAAAATGATATTTGGTGGTGGTAGTCAATCGGCTGATGAACAATTAAGAGAATTTGCCGCGACAGGTAACCCACTTAATCTACAAAAATACTCTAATAACTTTGCATTAGGTAGTACATTAAAGGCTAACTCAACCTTATTCATCCAATATCGAATTGGAGGCGGTGTATCGTCTAATTTAGGTGTTAATGTGATAAATCAGTTAGGTACTATAAACTTTGCAGTTAACGGGCCATCTCAAACGCAAAACACTTCGGTTATTAATTCGTTAAGTTGTACTAATACAACTGCGGCGATAGGTGGCGCTAATGTACCATCATTAGAGGAGGTTAGAAATTATGTTACTTATAATTTCGCAGCACAAAAAAGGGCGGTTACAATTAATGATTATGAATCACTTATTCGTAATATGCCGTCTCAATTCGGAGCACCGGCAAAGGTGGCGATAACTGAACAAGACAATAAAATTAAAATCCAATGTCTTAGTTATGACTCAACAGGTAAATTAACAAATGTTATTTCAAACACTTTAAAGAGTAACATAGCTAATTATCTATCTAATTACAGAATGATTAATGACTATGTGGTAGTAGAAAGTGCCCAAGTTATTGATTTAAAATTTGATGTTTACGTTGTCTTAGATTCAAGCCAAAACCAAGGAAACATAATAACCCAAATTGTTGATATAATCTCAAATTATTTCTCACCGAATAATAGAGGTATGGGTGAAAATGTTTATATTTCGGAAATTAAAAGACAGATACAAAATCTTAATGGAGTATTAAGTATTGCTCAAATAGATGTATTTAACTTAGTTGGTGGTCAATATTCGTCATCTCAAACTTCTCAGAGATATTCTAACTCAGAAACTAAACAAATTGAGTTGATTGATGACACTATTTTTGCGGAACCAACCCAAATATATCAAGTCAGGTTTCCGGGTCAGGACGTAAGTGTTAGAGTTAAAAATCTCAAAACAGTTAACTTTAGTTAATCGATTTATTTTTATCCCTAATCAATTATTTTTTGAAAATAGATTATAAACTATTTATTCAAAAAGTAATTAATGTCTAAATCAATTAGAGTAAGAACCCAAGTTGGGGTCGATAAGCAGGTAAATATAGATTTACAACAAGATTTTGAGTTTTTAGAGATCTTATCATTAAAACTTTCACAATCAGAATTATACGTAAGACAATGTTCTGATTATGGGGTGGTTGCCGGTAGAGTATCGGTAAACGATGGTTTCGGGGTTCCAAACGCCAAACTATCCATCTTTATTCCTGTCACTCAGGAAGACGAAAATAACCCCATAATAAGTTCAATATATCCTTATAAAACTTTTAACGACGTTAATGAGGATGGTTATAAATACAATTTATTACCTTATAAACCATCATATCCGGGACATTCGGCGACAGGTTCATTCCCCGATTTAGAGGATGTCTTAACTAATCCTACCGCCATACAAATTTTTGACAAGTATTATAAATTCACCGTAACAACAAACGATAGCGGTGACTTTATGATCTTCGGCGTTCCAACAGGGTCACAAACCCTAATAATGAACGTCGATTTATCCGATATTGGACCATTCTCACAATCACCACAAGACTTAATTAGATTAGGTATTGCAACAGAAAATCAAGTTAACGGAACAACGTTTAAGACTTCGGAAAATATTACAACATTACCACAAATAATTACAATTAATAAAGAGGTTGTGGTAAATCCTTTGTGGGGTGATGATGAACTTTGTCAAGTATCAATAACAAGATCTGATTTTGATTTAACTTCTGAGGCTAATATAGAAATAAAACCCACCGCTATTTTTATGGGTTCAATTTTTTCGGATATTGATAAAGCGGCCGTTAAGAAAAAATGTAAACCTCCGTTGAAAAACGGACAAATGTGTTCTTTGGTGTCAGCACCAGGTCAAATTCTGTCTATTAGACAAACAATTAGACAAGACAACACAGGTAAACCTATTTTGGAAGAATATGAATTAGAGAATAATGGTAACGTAATTGACGATAATGGTGCTTGGTTAGTTGACCTACCAATGAACTTGGACTTTATAACAACTAACGAATTCGGAGAACAGGTATTTTCAAACGATGAACGAAAAGGGATACCAACAAGGGCGAAATATAGATTCAAAGTAAAATGGAATCAATCCCCTGATTTATCCGCACCTGTGAAACGAGCTAATTTTTTAGTACCAAATATTAAAGAACACGGATGGTCAATTAGTGAAAACGACCCCATTATCACCAATAACGATAACTACCAATTACTAAAATCATCATACGCATTTAGTTTAGATTGGAATGATTATGGGTATTCAGGTTTAACAAATGCGGGTCAAGAGATGATTCAGGATGCAATTGATTGCAAAGACACGTTTTACGACATGTCATATAATAAAGTGTACACAATATCTCAACTAATTACAAGATACCGTAATGGAAATGCTCTAAGACGTTATTTAGGGGTTAAAAACATTACTGATGAAGAGTGTGATAGTACTAGTAATAAATTTCCAACTAACGACGCTCAATTTAAATTTGATTTACTTTTTATTTTATTTGTAATTTTATCAACTTTTATATCAGTTTTATTAAAAGTCGTTGTTGTAATATTTCATGTATTATGTGCAGTTGCTGATTTTTTAATTAATATAAAATTTTTAGGAATAGAACCTTTTAAAGACAGTAAGGCTTTAAGGAGAATATTAGAAAGATTTAGTAATTTAAACATACCTATGTTCACATTCCCTGATTGTGAATTATGTAGTTGTAAGGCAACAACAAGTCCCGTACCGTCAGGTGCTTTTACATTACAAAATGCAAATCCATTCGTTAATAATTCCGTATTGGCGGATGTTATTAATCAAGATTTATTTTTAGCGTCTCAGTCCGAAGACGAAGAATTCTCACAAATAACTCAACAAACAGTTGGATTATACGAGAGTAATGTGTTAGGAACAAAATACGCATTTAGAACTCCTAGATTTTATATATTTAACATATCACCTGATTTTAGAATTTATTGGACTCAAAATTTAACGTTAGCTGAAAGAATAAATTTAATGAGTTTTAAGGGTAAATTCTTTGG